CTTCCGCGACGGGCGGCGAATCGACGGACGTGGCCGCGATTGCGGGCGTCGAGTCCTTCCCTGACGTATCGCCCGAACTCGCACCGCTCAACGGCGCGCAGATTGCGGCGGTGCTCTCGATCCTCGAGAATTTGCGCGCGGGCGATCTCACGTCGGAAGCCGCCGAGACGCTGATGATTTCGGCGGGCATGGCGAAAGAATCAGCGCGCAAGGTCGCCGTATCAGTTAGTGCACTACCAAAGCAGCCTTCAAAAGTATCAGCTTCGGCGATGCATCACCGCATCCGACTTGCTCGCGCGCAGGAGGACAGCAACCTCGTCACGATCAACTTCGCGGACGGCAGCTACATCCCGACGAACGCAATGGCCGACAACGCGCGCCGTGCGCTCGCCATCCGCGAAAAGAAGCCGATTTCGCAACGCGGCATGACCAGCGTCGGCATCGCGCGGGCTCGGGATCTCATCAATAAGCGCCCGATGTCGGAGGACACCGTGCGGCGGATGAAAGCGTTCTTCGACCGGCACGAAGCCGACAAGCAAGGCGAGACGTGGGACCAGCAGGGCAAGGGCTGGCAAGCGTGGAACGGCTGGGGCGGTGATGAGGGTTATTCGTGGGCCACGGCGATCGTCGAGCGGCTGAACAAGCAGGCGGAGCAGTCGAAGCAACTGGAGACAAATCCAATTCAGATTCGCCGCGCGCTTTCCGCCGAAGCCGAGTCAACCGCATCTCCCGAGGAATGGCTCGATGCCGTGCAGACCTACCGCAAAAAGCAGCTTGGGCGACTCGATACGCTCAAGGACTTGGTGACTGAAAGCAAAAGCATCGTCGAACTGAGCAAGCCGAAATCGGGAAATAATTAACATGATTAACACGCAGACCCAAATCGACAGCCTGATTGACTTGGCTGTCATTCAGCGAACGGAGCTCAAGCAGCTGATCGAATCCCTGCCGCAACTGCGCGACCACCTCTCGTCGGAGATTGAGCGCAACCTCGAAGAGATTGAGCCAGCGATTCGCTCGGAGCTCGAGCAGTTCGTCGCGGCTCGCGCGAAAGATGCGCACGCAGAATCCAGTGTGGCGCTGACCGCGAAGATTGACGAACTCGCGAAGGCTCTGGAAATCACGACCGCCGCAAAGTATTCGGTGCTCATGGCCGAGCGCGCGGAGAACGTGAACCTGTTGGCGAAGGCCGAGGCGCGCATCGAGGACGCGGCGTCAATGCTCACGCACGCGGTGAAGGAAATCGTCACGGACGAACTCTCGCGCTTCCCGCGCGCTGGCGAAATCGACCAGCTTCGCAAGGAGTTCGCCGAGCCGCGCGGGCTGAATCCTCGTGGCCGGTGGTTGCCCGATGAAACCTATCAGCGGCTGGATCTCGTCACGATCAACGGCGACAGCTTCGTGAGCAACATCGACGGCAACCGCGAGCGCCCGAGCCGCACGGCTGGCGACTGGACTCTGAGCGCAGCGCGCGGCAACGGGGGCGGAGGCGGGGGCGCAACGACATTGACTGACCTCGTTGCGGTGCCGAGCAACGGACAACTGCTCATCGGCAACGGCTCGGGATTTACGAGCGCGACGCTGACCGCCGGCGAAAACATCACGATCACCAACGGACCTGGCTCGATCACCATTGCGGCCGCGGGTGGATCGTTGGCGGCGTTCGAGGACGGCACGGAGGCAGCTCCTTCGATTGCGTTTATCAACGAGCTTTCGACCGGAGTTTATCGGCCAGCGGCAGGCACGGTCGGCATTGTCGGCGGAGGTCACGACATCCTGCGCCTGACCGACATCGCGAGCGCGACGGACTACGTCCAAATCAAAAACGGAATCGGCGTCGGTAGTCCGGTTCACATTCTTGCCGAGGGCGCGAGCGCGAACATCGGCGTGCATTTGCAGCCGAAGGGCAGCGGGCTTTTCACGATCAGCGACGGCACGGATTTCAACAAGGGAATCCGCTTTCGCAGTTCGTTTAGCGTCGCAAGCGCGGTGACTTTGATTGACGCCGTCTCGACTGCCGGCCGCGTGGTGACATTGCCCGACGCGACCGACACGCTCGTGGGTCGCGCGACCACGGACACGCTGACCAACAAGACGCTGACGAGCCCGACGATGACCGCGCCGGTTCTTGGAACGCCAGCGAGCGGCACGCTCACCAACGCCACCGGACTCCCGATCTCCACCGGCGTCAGCGGTCTCGGCACCGGCGTGGCGACGTTCCTCGCAACGCCTAGCTCGGCGAATCTCCTCGCCGCCGTGACGAATGAAACGGGCACGGGCGCGCTGGTGTTCGGGACTTCGCCCACGCTTACGACGCCGATCTCGGCGACCCTCACCGCCCCCGCCTCGACCGACCTGACGCTCGCGGGCGGCAGCAGCGGCGCGAGTCTGGTGCTGGGTCAGGGGACGACGGCGGGCGGACTCACGCTCACGCCCACAGGGACCGCCAGCCTCATCGTTAATCTATCGGGCAGCGGGTCACTGGCCAACTCGACATGGAACTCAGGCGGCGCGGCGGGGGTGGGTTTTGACTTTAAGCGCACGACCGCAACGGCTACGGCTGGAGGCAGTCTTGCGTCGCTCAACGCCTACAACGGCGCAACCCGCGCAGCGATATTTGAGTTCAACGGCGACAGCGCGACCGATTCGGGCCGTTTCGATTTTTGGGTGAAACCCACGGGCGGTGGGCTGACTCAGGCGATGATCCTCAAGTCCACCGGCAACCTCCTTATCGGCACCACCAGCGAAACCGGCCTCACCGGAGCAGGTGGACTCAAGATTAACTCCTCCACCGCAGGCTCCGCAGGCGCAGGCGCGCTAGTGGTCACGGGTGGGCTATCGGCGGGCGGGGCGAGCTATTTCGGCGGGGCGGTGACGGTGGCGGGCACGGTGACGGCGCAAGGAACCGGCTCCCATATTTTCGGCACGACCAACACCGTGACGATGGCGGCGGGGCAGCTCACCACCACGTCAAACATCAAGAACCCGTATCTGACGCTCACCTCCAACTCTCTGGAGGAATACGCCACCAACACGACGACTGAGGTGGCCGTTTCATATGCTGGCTACAACGGAGGCACTACGCAGTTTCGAGACTTCAAAGTTTACGACGGCAAAAATGCTAATGTTTTAACGATCACGGGAAGCACGAAAGCCGCCACCTTCGCGGGCGCGGGGACGTTTGGGGGCCGCATCGGAATCAATGGCGCAGCCGCAAACTTCGCGGGCGTAAGCCTCAGCGGTATCATGCCGAATATTGGTGGGGACACAAACGGAGTTGGCTACTACTCGGCGGGCACTTTCCCCGCATCATTTACGGTAGGCGCGCACTCGTTTTACTCAGCCCCGGCAAGCACCGCCTCAGCCTATACGGTTACGAATATGTCCGGCTTCTACGCCGGGGCACCGACGAAGGGCGCAGGCTCGACGATCACGAATCTCTATGGCGTCTACGTCGAAGCACTCACTCAAGGGACAAATAATTATGCGTTCCGAAGCGTAGGAGGGGGACTTGTTTCGATTGGAGACACCACCGCCTCCACCGGAGTCGGCACCGGAGCGTTGCAAGTGGCAGGCGGCATCTACGCGGGGGCGGCGTCGGTGTTTGGGTCAACCGCCACCTTCACGGGCGCGGTGAGCGCTCCCTCGCTCACGCTCTCGACCACACCGCTTGCATTTGCGAGCGGCGGCACGGGCGCGGCTAGCTCGGGGCAGGCGCTCGCGAAACTCACGAACATCGCGACGACGGTGACGAGCGGGACAACCGTCGTGCTCACAAACACCTCCGCGAACTATCAAGTGTTCACGGGTAGCACCGTGCAGACAGTGCAACTTCCAGTCACGTCCACGCTGGAGACGGGCTGGTCGTTCTCGATCTGCAACAATAGCAGCGCGGTAATTAACATCCAAACGAGCGCGGGCACCGCTCTCTATTCTAACGTGCCTATCGGCACAACGGCGGCGGTAAGGTGCATCGCGACTGGCGGCACAGGCGTTGGCGACTGGGAGGCGAATCTCACCGAATTTTCAACTAATTCCGGAACCGGATCGGTGGTGTTGAACGGCAACCCGTCGCTCACGGCATTCACCTGCACCGGCAACGCGACAATTCAGGGCAACGCAAATTTTACAGGCGCGGTGGGATCAACGCACATCATCGGCAGCAGCCTCGTCGGCGGGACGGTGACCATCGGCGGCACAGGCACGACGGGTGCGATTACCCTCGGGCAGTCGACTGCGACGCACACGCTCAGTATCGACGCGGGCGCAACGGCGAGCGGCTCCACCAAAACACTGAACATTGGCACGGGCGGTGCGGCGGGCAGCACGACGGCGATCGCGATCGGCAGCACGGATGGCACGAGCACGACGACGATCAACGGCGCACTCAAGCTCGGCAACGCCTACGTCGTTGGGGCTGTTGTCGGAACTGGCACCATAACTATTCAAGATTCTACGGGCACCACTTACAGGATTCCCGTTCTCGTTTAATCTCACACACCCATGACCATCCCAATCGCACCATACACAATGGGCTCTCCCGCGAGCCCGAAAATCGGAACTCAGTTTGAGGTCCGTTACATCCAATACACCGGCGTCACCGCCGTGGCCGACTGCCATCTGCTCGACGCGGAGGGCGTGGAAATCATGGCCGTGGGCCTCGTGCCTGCGACGGCAGAACAATGCGCAACGTGGACGGATGACGCTGCGTTTGCCGCTGTGTTGGCCGTGAACGCTGGGTTTGAGCTTGTATCCAAATAATAATTACCATGACCAAAGACGAACACAAATCCGCGATCGTGCAGCAGCTCCAACAGCAGAGCCTAAACCTGCTGGTGGACTCCCTCGCGGCTGCGCTGGCGGAGATCGAAACGCTCAAGGCCGCTGCCGCTGACAAGCCGACGTCGTGAACCTCAAACGCTCTCTCCTCCTCGCAGTGCTCGCGCTCGGCCTCGTGGTCGTGCTGGGGCTTGCGTTGAGGAGTGAGCGAGTATTGCTAGCTGGACTGCCAACGCGGGTTGTAGTGGCCTCAGAGGCTGAAGCTTGGACTCTGGCAGGCCCATCTGCCGTAGTCGTCCTTGGGACTGGCTCGATGGCACCGTACATCCCTGCCGCGCCCGCTGGGGCTGACCCGCTGAGAACGGTGTCTGCTCTGGTTGTGCTCGTCCCAGGTGCAAGCTACACCGACATCAAGGCCGGCACGCTCTGCATCTATGTCCCAGTCTGGGCTGGCCGCAACGTGATGCACCAAGCCGCGCAGATCGACGCTGGCGGCTGGATCATGACGGGGCTGGGCAACAAGGAGTACGAAAACAAGGAGCGAGTGACGGCGGCTAACTTTGTGGGCATTGTTTCCAGAACTTACATCTGGCCCTAGGATATGGACGCGCTCGAAATCTTAGTCAAAGGCTGGCCGATTTTTCTCGGCATGATTACCCTAATTATCGTGCTCTCAAAGCTCGACCTGCGCGTGGCAGTTCTTGAGGAGAAAATCAAAGCTCTGTTCGATATGTTTAATAAAAAATGAACATCCTCGATTTGCTTGGCAACGCTCTCGGTGGTGGTGCGCTCGGTGTGATTCTGAGAATAGGAAATGGCTTCTTCGAGGAGTTTAAGGCCGGACGCGACCACGCGCGGAAGCTCGAAGAGGCCAAGACGATGGCGACGATCGCAGCCGACGCCGCAGCGTGGGCAGCGTTCACGGCTAGCCAGCAGGCCGCGACCGTGCCGAGCAACGTCGCGCCGTGGTGTGCAAACGTCATCACGCTGTTTCGGCCCTTCATCACGATCACGCTCGTCGGTGTCGCGACGGTGGTTTACTTCCACTCGGCAGGACCGGATCGCGCGCCGATGGTGGAACAGATTAATTTCGCCGCGTTCAACTGCGTCGGCTGGTGGTTCGGCGACCGCATGGCGCGAAAATCAAAATGAATACCGACAACATCCGAGCCGTTCTCACCGCCGCAACGCCTGCCGCTGCAATGGTGAGCCTATCGCAGGTCAACGAGGTCGCCGCGCTCGTCGGCACGCTCCTTGGCATCGCGTTTCTGCTCTGGCGGTGGCGGCGCGAGGCAAAGAAGGAGGATTGATTTTGACGGGCATCGCATAGGCGATGGAACCCGTCATCACATTCGCAGCCTCCGCAGGCGTCATCGACGCGCAGACCGGAATCATTCGCGGCGTCTCGCTTATCACCAAGGGACCGGCGCTCGGTCACGGCGTGATGATCGACGACAAGACGCTGGAGCAGGTCAAGGCCGCTGCCGAGCAATACGCTGGCGGGCTCAAGGTGAAGCTCGACCACAGCGGCGGCGCGGGCGACATCGTCGGCTACATCGACACGCTGCGCATCGAGGGCGAGAAGCTCCTCGGCGATTTGCACTTGCTCGAATCCTCGGTGCACCGCGCTTACATTTTGGAGATTGCCGAGCGGATTCCCGACACGTTCGGGCTCTCGATTGCGTTCTCGGGTCCGTCGGAAAAAAGCACGGACAAGCTCACGACTTTGCAGAGGTGTTCTGAAATCTACTCGGTCGATCTCGTCAGCGAACCCGCTGCGAACCCGAATGGATTTTTTGCGCGCAAGCTGGAGCAACTCCAGACCGCGCCAGAATCAAAAGCAAAAATTGAAACGATGAATGACGACATGAAGGAAGCCATCCAAGGCATGATCCAGTCTGCCATGATGGGCATGAACGAAAAAGTCGCGAAGCTCGAAGCAGCTCTCGCTCCGAAAGAAGACAAGCCTGCCGCCATGAGCGCGCAGAACGAAGTCGTGCAGCTCGCCGCGAACACCGCTGCGCTCGCCGCCGTCAAAGAATTTGCCAAGTCATTCGGTGCGCCCGCCGCCCCGATCGCCTCGGCCGAAGCTCCTAAACCAGTCGCGCAAGCGCAGAAGTTCGAGGACATCGTCGCCGCCAAAGCCACTGAGCTCAAGGGCGACAAATCCTCGGCCATCACCTTCGCGATCAAAAACCATGCTGACCTTTACGCCGCCTACCGTGCGCGCGTGCAGAGCGGCGAACTCGTGAAACTCTAAAAATACTAACATGGCTACTTCATTCCAAAATGCGGGCACGTTCGTCGCAAACTCGGCTATCACCGCGTTTCGCCTCGTGTCCATTTCCAGCAATCGCGGCGTCGGTCTTGCCGCCACCGCTTCGCTCCCTGACGGCGTCGCTTTGATCGACGCTGCCTCGGGCGATCAAATCAGCGTCCAGTTCCTCGGTGGCACCACCATCAAGGCCACTCTGCTCGCTGGTCCGGTTACGGTGGGGGATACTCTCTATTCAACTGCCAACGGGACCGTGGCGATCACAGGCAGCGTAACGGTGGGAAAATCGCTCACCACCGCGTCAGACGCCTCGGCAATCATCGAGATCCTGCCGAAGAACTTCTAAAGAAAAGTCGTATTCAATAATTTAATACAAATCTAATAAAATGTATACCAATTCAGCAGCCATTTTTCGCGGCGACATCGCCGGTGTAGTCGAGCAGGCAAAAGACTTCGAGGCCGGACTCATCGGCACCGCCGTCATGCCCATCCTCGACGTGCCCGTGCGCGCCGGCCAATACCCATCCTTCGTTCTCAAAGAGGGCCAGCTCCTCAAGAGTGACGTAAAGAACCGCGCCGCTTACAGCGCCTATCCGCGCGGCACGCGTGCGTTTAATCAAGACACCTACACCGCGCTGGAATACGGTTACGAAGAGGCCGTTGACGACACCGTCACCCTCGACGTCGCCCGCTTCTTCGACGCCGAGGTCATCGCCGCGAAGCTCGCCAAACGTAAACTCCTGCTGGCGCACGAGCTTCGCGTCGCTGCGAAAATCTTCGACAATACCACGTTTACGGCGACGAACAGCGGCACCGCCTTTACGACCGCCAATCTGGCGACGTTCGATGCTGCTCAGGACGTGCAAGAGGCCATTGACCGTCTTCTCGCAAAGGGCGAGAGCGTCACGAACCTGTCTGTTATCGTACCGTATCCCGTGTGGACACGAATCCGCGCAAGTACCAAGTTTCAAAATCGTTTACGGGGCGCGGGAATTTCGTCCGACACCATCCTCAACGCCTCGACGCAAGCCGCCGCTGAGGTCTTTGGAGTCGCTGAGGTTTTGATCGGTCGCGCCAGCTACGACACCGCCCCCGAGGGCGTCGCGTTCGCAGCCGGTAATGTCTGGGCCAATACCTTCATCTGGGTCGGCT